AAGAAAATCAAGATACTTAGATGTACCAATAAAAATAATAGCTACTTTCATAATGAATGAAGAACTTCACGAAGGACTTTGATATCGTATGGCTTTACGAAATGACTGTTTCCAATATACAGTCCATTAGTATGTAGTATATCAGCATTAGGACAATCTGCTTTATAACCTTTTAAAAATGGTTGCTTAAGAAGATTTCCACTAACAATTGGACGATACTCAATATTATACTCTTTTAATAAATCTTCTAAACAATTACGAAGTTTTGATTCTTTACAAATAAGAGGAAGACTAAAACTACTCATTCTAGAATGAAAAGCTGGAATGTAAAATTTTTCTGAATGATTATAAATTTCATCCCAAAATAATCTATAGTTGCGATTTCTTTTATCAATCATATCATCTAATCTTTTTAGTTGTGACTGACCAAGAACGGCACATACTTCATGATTACGGAAATTAAATCCATCAGTCATGAATAAAAACTGTGGAATAATATCTGGATAATGATGAGAGTATTCTGTAAAGTTTGAAGACTCACGAGCTAAACCATGAGACCTTTTCATTCTCATTAAATCATAAAGCTCTGTATTATCTGTAACTACCATACCACCTTCAATGGTAGTCATATGATGACCAAAGTAAAAACTAAAAGTTCCTCCAACATCAAATGTTCCAGCAAACTTTCCATCCTCTAAAACTGAACCATGACTCTCACAAACATCTTCAAGAATATCTGCATTAGGAAACATCTTCCTAAATTCACCTACCTTTGCAGGAAATCCAAGGAGGTGAGTAACAAAAATAGCCCGAATATCTGAATGTTCTTCTGCAATATGCTGTAGTGCATTAATATCAAAACTAAAATCAATGAGATTAATATCACAAAATACGGGAGTTAAATTGCATTGAATAATCGGTGCAATATTAGTAACCCAAGTACAAGCAGGCACAATTACTTTTGCACCATCAGGAATATTGTTTAGTTCTTTCCAAGCAGATACTAAAAGCAAATTAGCTGTAGAACCAGAAGTAACATATAAAGCATGTTTAGCATTTACATATTCTGCCCATTGTTCTTCAAATTTGGCTACTTGTTTTCCTTGCGTAAGACGACTGCTAGTAAGAATAAACTTAGCCATTTTAATACGGTCTCTAAGAGTGACCGTATCATCCATTAGTTTCCAGTTATACATAATAATTTAAACAGAATAAAGACAAATAGAACGGGTGTATCCTTCATTTTGTATTGGTTCTTCCCTACTACAAACCATAAATTCTTTCATATTAAAAGGTTCAATATTCAAATTAATTTTATAAAATCCCCAATCAGTGGCAATATGATTATATTGTCGAATGTTTGTATTTTTAGAAATTTCAAGAAAAGATGTAGTAATTAAATTGGGAATATTAGCTCTATCTATATTAGATAAAACACGTAAACTATGTTCAAAATCAAGATGAAAAAGTACGTCTCGGCAAATGGCTAAATCAAAGTTAGAATACTCTGCATCAACAATATCTTTATATAAGAATTTTGTATTATTATTACCGTAAGTTTTATTGAGATGATCAATCATCCCCTGATTAGCATCCCATCCTTCATAATATACATCACTAAACTGATTACGAATAGTGCTCATCCAGTTCCAATCACCACAACCAAGATCAATAATTCTTTTAATTTTTTTATCTTTAATAGTATCAATAATCAAAGATTTTGAAACATCAGTAACTGAATTACTACTTCCAGGTCCAGATGCTGATTCCCTTCTACCCTGTTTTTTTCGCTCTAAACCAAATGAAGCAAATTGTTTTGCACCTTCAAAGTTAGTCATTCTGCAAATAACAAGAATAAGTTTTCTTTAGACCTTCTTTAAAACTGGTCTTAGGTTCCCATCCTAACGCATTAGCCCTAGATGAGTCAAGTAGTTTACGTGGATTACCATTTGGTTTTGTGGTATCCCAACCAATTTTTCCTTCATAACCAATTACTTTAGCAACTGTTTCTGCAGCCTCTTTAATAGTAATATCTGTATTGGTCCCAACATTAATATGACCACCATCATAATAATTTTTCATAAAATAAAGACAAGCATCAGCTAAATCTTCAACATATAAAAATTCTCTCATTGGAGTTCCATCACCCCAACATTCAACATGATCTATATTGTTTACTTTTGCATTATGAAATCTATTAATTAATGCTGCGAGAACGTGTCCACCTTCTGTATAATTATCTCCAGGACCATATAGATTAGGAGGCATAAGAGAGAAAGCATCAAATCCGTATTGCTCTCGGTAGAAGTCACACTGTTTGATTCCTGCGATTTTGGCAATTGCATATGCATCATTTGTAGGTTCTAGTGGTCCAGTTAGAAGTTCCTCTTCTTTAAGTGGATGTTGTCTACCAGCGGGGTAAATACAAGACGTACCTAAAAATAAAAGTTTTCCAACACCACTATGATAAGCTGAATCAATAACATTTGATTGAATCATCAAATTATTATGGATGAATTCTGCTTTTCTTGTTTTATTGGACATAATACCGCCAACCGTAGCGGCTGCTAAGTATACATGGTCAATTTTATATGCTTCAAAGTAATCTTTAACTCTTTTTTGATTTCTTAAATCTAAAATTTTAGAAGTCGGGAAGAGAACATTATTGTATTCACCACAACTAAAAAGTTTTCTACGAATAGCAGAGCCAGCTAAACCGCTGCCGCCTAAAATTAATGCTGTTTTCATTGTCCATTAATGCACATTTCTTCAACTAATTCTTTAAATGAAAATTTAGGTTTCCATCCAAGAATGTTCTTTGCTTTAGTAGGATCTCCTAATAAAGATTCTACTTCTGCTGGTCTAAAATATTTTGGATTTACATTAATAATAGTACGATTATTATTAAGACAATATCCAAATTCATCTAAACCTTCACCTCTCCATTCTATATTAAATCCAAAATATGGAGCAGCTTCATCAACAAATTCTTTTACTGAATATTGTTCTCCAGTAGCAATTACATAATCATCAGGAGAATCCTGCTGAAGCATTAACCACATGGCTTCTACGTAATCCTTTGCGTGACCCCAGTCCCTTCGTGCATTAAGGTTTCCGAGAGATAATACCTCTTGGAGCCCAACTGAAATTCTTGAAAGGGCTCTGACAATTTTACGGGTAACAAAGGTTTCACCACGTCTGGAACTTTCATGATTGAAAAGTATTCCAGAACTTGCATGTAATCCATAACTTTCACGATAATTTTTAACAATCCAATATCCATATAATTTAGCAACACCATAAGGAGAGCGAGGATAAAATGGTGTTGTTTCTTTTTGAGGAACTTCTTGAACTAATCCGTAAAGTTCACTCGTAGATGCTTGATATATTCTACTATCTAATCCTAATAATTTAACTGCTTCTAAAATATGAAGCGTCCCGAGAGCATCTGTATGTGCTGTATATACAGGCTCTTCAAATGAAACTTTTACATGACTTTGAGCTGCAAGATTATAAATCTCGTTTGGTTTTACTTTTTGAATAATAGATGTAACAGACATTGGATCTGTTACATCTCCATAATGAAGATTAAGTTTATTAAAAATATGATCGATTCTATGAGTATTAATCATAGAAGCACGACGGATGATACCATGAACTTTATATCCTTTTTCCAAAAGAAGTTCAGCTAGATAAGAACCATCTTGACCTGTAATACCAGTAATAAGGGCAATTTTACTCATTACAAAAACAATTCTTTGACTTTATTATAACATATATTATAATAAATATACCATATACTTTATAATGATGTTAAATAAACCATTTGAAAAAATAACTGCTATATGTACCGAAGGTCTTGGTAACAGGATGAAGGTTATCTACAGTTCGATTAGACAGGCAGATTATGTTGATGTTTATTGGACATCGAATATGACTTTTAAATATGGTAAATTAAATGAATATTTTCCAGATTTAATTGAAACAAAATCAACTAGTGGAAGAATTCAAAAAAGTTGGAGACTGATCACATTAGAAGGAGATGTTCCTGAAGGATTTTCAAATAAAAATGAGTTATTACGTAAATATACTTCATTCAAACATGTAGGAAAAGGAATAACTCACGGTAAGTTTATTGATTTCGAATACAATAGAATTCCACAGAAGGTTGGTGATGAGTATTGCAGTATCATCCAATCAGTAAGAATAGCAGATAATATTTTAGAAGAACTTGATAAGTATGTAAGCGCTAACGGATTTGATGAGGAGACAGTATCTGCTCATATTAGAACCTTCTATGATTCTAAACAACATCAGCAGATATTTTCTTGGGAAAAATATGTGGAAAAATTGCTTCCATATAAAGGAAGAAAAATATTTGTTGCTACGGATGATAAAAAAATAATAAATTCAATAAAAGAAATTATGGGCGAAAGTTCTGTTATCACTAGAGAACAATCAAACTTTAAATACGATCCACTTATTGATATGCTTATTCTCAGCAAAAATAATTGGATGGTAGGCAGTCCTTGGAGTACTTTTACTGAATTATCTTGGTGGTTGGGAGGAGCAAAAGCACATATTGATATTGCCTGGAAATGGTAAGCATAAAAAAGAGCCCTTGCGGGCTCTTTATGATTTATAAAGGTTTTTATACCCCTTTAACAATTAAACCAGCACGTTTATTATAAAAATCTTTCATTCTTTTACTCCTTCCTGCTCAATAATATTATCTCTCCACTCTTCACTCATATTGACCATAATGCCTTCTGCATCTGCAACAGTTTCAGCATATCCTTCATCAAGAAGGTGTGAGAGGATAACATCATAAGCTTCAAACATTTTCTTGCCGTTCTTCTTAGGAGAAGTGCCTTTCTCTCTCATTGAATCACGACCACCCTCTGCTCTCTCTTCCTGTGAGGCACCTGGACGGAACTTACGCAACATTAAACGACGGTCCTTACCAGAAGGATTCTTCTTATCCTTCTCTGCCTGTGCTTTCTCACGAGCAGCATCTATACGCTTAGCAGCTTTGAAGTCAATGCCACCGGCATAGGCTTCATCCATCTTTTTTTCTTTTTTATCTTTCTTATCTTTCTTACCACTACCAAAAGCTGCATCAAATTCTGCTTTCTGTCTCGTCTTACTCTCATGAGAAGAAATGCCATAGTCATGACCAAAATCTTGACCAGTAATAGTGGTTCCCATTTGCTTTCTTTGACGGGCAAGACGCTTCTCACGACGAGCTGCCATTGCTGCTAAAGAATCTGCTTCATTTACAAACTCTTCGCCCATCTCTTTTTCTTTTTCGTCTTCTTTGTCTAGCATCTTACGGATCTTTTTACGATCCTTTTGCTCATCTTTTTCTTCTTCTTCATGCTCTTTGCTATCACAATCACCTTCTTCAAAAAGGTCAGCTAGCTCATTAGGGCTAAAGTCAGTTAGGTCATAACCTTCTTCAATTAGAGCATCAACCCAAACATCAAAAGATTCTTTTTTAAAGCCTTTTAGAGTCATGGCTAGACGAGCACGTTGCCCTTCTTTACCACCCTTTTTAGCAGCTGCTTTTAGTTTAGAAGCAGGAATCTTTTCACCTTCGGGCACTCCTAGTTCTTTATGGAGAGCACCAGGCTTTTTGATAGCACCCTGAATCCACTTTTTATCCTCTTCATGTACGGAATAATAGGACTCTTGGAGTTCCCTGAATAGCTTGCCGTCCATTTTTATAAAATAATCGTTTCTTTTTATTTATAAAATTAATCAGTTGAATACTCTTGCATTCCAACACGACCAAAGTCATCTTCTAGACGAACAATATCATCCTCAGTACAAGTGCTTCCATACTGAACTTCCATAATAAGAATACCACTATCACCGGCAGTTAATCTATGCCTGGAACCTTGTGGGATATTAAAATGTTTACCTGGAGTAATCCACTCCTCATAGTTATTAACTAAAGCAAGACCAGAACCTTCCAATACAATCCAATGCTCTTGTCTTTCATTATGATATTGTAATGAAAATCTTTTGTTTGGATTTACAAAGATTTTTTTAATTTTATAATTTTTATGGGTTCCGTCGATGGTTTCATACCATCCCCATGGTCTTGTCCTGTGAACACAGCCACAGGAAGTTCTTTTAGGTAAAGTCATGCTCGCCACTTAGTTTTTCTAAACTAAGAAAATAATTTGAATAAATTTAGTAACGTCCATGGTTATGAAAAATGATTCAAGAAGAATCACATCCCATAACCTTAGACTAATTGCAAAGGGCAATAATGATGCACCGCCAAAGATTCTAATTATTAGAGCGGTCTTCATATCACCCCATAGAAGAAAAATGTAACCAGTAACTAGTAAACTACTTCCAATGTACCTTAGTACAGAAGCTGGTTTCATTATGCTGCAACACAGTGGTCCTTTATATAGCAAGGAACACCATCAGGATCAAGCCATTTAGAATACTCAGCATCTTCAATTGCTAGAAGTAATTGATCTCCATTATCAAACAAATAAACATCAGAATATTTTTTAGTATATTCATTTGCTTTTTGCATACGGAAATCAGGTTTTCCATTCAATTGAATGTATCCTTTTTGAACAAAGCGATACGGATATCTTTCATGAATAACCGTAGTCTTTGTAGTAGCAACAGACTTAGGATCTAGATCGTTCATCAAACAGCCTCAGCCAGGAGATCTTGGGCAATACAGTCTAACACAATCTGATAGTCTTCAGATGGTTCACCTGTAAATTCAACACCTTCCTCAACATAATACTTTACGATTTTCTTATAAAGCTTAGGTTGGTTGTAGTCAAGTTCGATAGTACGCTCAACAGCATCTTGAAGGATGCCTGTTGATTTACGAAACTTCTCACGAAAACTTTTTGTAGCCATTTGTTTTTTTGTTTACCTGTATATTATACAATAAAAAACCGCCCTTTACAAGAGCGGTGGACAGTTTATCAATCGTCAAAGTGGGGGTCTTCTCCGTATTCAGTTTTAAATCTTTGCCTCTGGTCTTCTAATCTTTCCCTTTTAGCTTCAAAAGCTGTTTGTATATCACCTATACGGGCTTCCCAGGTGTCTCCTGATGTAGAACCATTAGAGGGATTAATACAAGTTTCGTCGCCTAACTTATTACAAACAAGCCCGGCTAAATCATCTTCATTTCCAATAGCACCAGTTGCCCAAGTGTGCTGTCCGTTCAACCAAATAGCGCCACATTTTGGGCACTCTTTGCGATCTAATTTAAGATCGCTTACTGGTTTGTCCATGAGAATATATGAAATTGTAAGTTATATATCTTATTAACAAAGAGTAATACTATCAGTATCTGAATCTGTAAAATAATCAGTCAAACCATATGGATTATTATTTAATACAATATTGCGTAATTCTTTGGCTTTTAAATAACCCTTTTCTCTCCATTCAATCTCTTCATTTATAGCGGAAAGAAATTCTTCGTAAATTCTACGAGCACTATAATCCTCGTCATCTACAGTTTCACATACAAATTCTTTAAGCAATTCAAAACGATGCTTTTGATACTTTTGATTTTCTGTATATTTTGAAGGATATGTATTCAAATTAAGGTTTTGTTCAATCATTTAAAAATCCTTTTGCTTGTTTTTTACGAGCTTTTTCTTCCTTCATTAACTGAAGTTGCTTTTTCATATAGATTAATTCAGCATCAGTATAAAGTTCAGAATGATCTAATGCATTATTAATCAGTTTTTTGATCTGTTTTCTTCTGCCCATTTAAATTCGATGATAAACGTAACTCACCACCTAAAGGTGTTTCTCCCTCTTTTTCTTCAGTGAAGACTGGGACTACGGGTGGCTCTGTCCCATCCATCATATCATGATAATCCTTAATTGCGTTAGAAACTTCACGCTTTATTCTTCTTTCAAGAAGAAGGGGATTACCTTTTACAACATCATTAATATTTTCTATATTTAACCGACGAGCAATTTCATCAATCAAATCCCATGTTTTATCTTCATCAACTTTAATAATTCTTCTTAAAAAAACGATTAAAAGATTAATAAGCCAATGAACAAGACCTCTCTTAACTGGATCATCTTTTTTACCAATAACAAAGAGGTCTATACCATCAGGAACTTTAGGACTGTTCGGATCCTCCAGTGGGTCTAGTGGGTTCGACATATGAAACAAACTCCTTTTGCTCTAAACGATTTACATAAGAATTAGTATAATATGTTCTAGCACCGTGGATACCCCATCCAAGCCAACCATAAGCACCATTCATATAATAACCAATAGATTGACCAGATTTTTTAAGTCTAGGTTCAAATTTTCTCCACTGAGGTTCGGTAAAAAGATATGAAATTTGAGCTTCTACAGTAGAAGGATCCATACCCATATTGAAAGCATGAGTTCCTAATCCACGATAACGATTAGTGCTAGTCCACTGAATAAGACCATAGCCACCGTAACCACAACTACCGTAACTAATTCTGGCTCCTCCTTCACAAATGTTTGAATGAAAGTTACTTTCTTGTTTGATGTTTCCAAGAACTGTCGCCAAAGCATACTTATCGGTAATACCCCTCTCCTGGAGCGCTTTAAGAACGATTCTCTCATTCTGGTTTGCGTTACGGAGAACCCAACGGGTTTCTTTGACGACTTCAAACTTCTTTTCTTCTACTTCCTCATTTAAAGTAGTTGTAACTTCTGCTTGATTTTTGCTCTCCATATCATTAAGAATTTGAATGAGAGGAGAGGAGCCAGTTAGGGATTGAGAAGCAGCAAGTACAACTGATGCAATTAAAACGTTAGTTAGCAAAACAAAAAATTGAAATCGACAATTAGTCTCATAACGAGACAAGGGAATAAATAATAGCAGATGGACGCCTTTGCGTCAAGTAGTCTACCAAATTTTATTTATTCCCATGGATAACGATCTTAAAAGATACGAATACATGAATACTCTTGATGATTGTATTAATCAATTAGATCAAATTTTAGCCTACAATCAGCAACAGACGTTCAATCATTTTGAAACTCATTACGATTTTTCAAACTCATATCTTTCACCGTTTGATAGTCCCCATAATTGAGTTCCATTTTTACCAAAGCCTTGGTCTTTAACAAAATAATGTTTTGGACCAAGCCAAGCTTCATTAATATAAGTAATATCATCCACTACAAATTTATCTTTGGTGTGGAATGCTCCACCAGATAATTTGAAAACTATATCATGAATAGGATTTTTTAAAATAATTTTTCCATCATTATAGAGCACCTTTGCAGAAAAGTATCTGTAAGGGTGCTTTTGTCTTATATGTCTATAAGAACAATTAAATTCATTTCCATCCCTTTCATGAACAACTTGAATTAAAGCACAAGATTTTGGATCATTATAACTTTGTCTTTGATTACTAAAAGTTCCTTCAAACCATGTTAAAAATGTATCCAATTCTATGTTGCCCATAAATCTCCTTCAGCGATTCTTCTTCTTGATAAACCGGCTTCTACAGATGTTCCGGGATTACGGTAAAGATACATTGCATCAGGTACTTTATCCCATTCCTTATCTCTCAATACTCTGGTAATAGTATTGAAATCAGGAGACCCATAGAAACGTGCTCCTAAATTATAGCCAAAACTTAGCAATGCGCCATGTTGATTATCATTCATATCATGCCAGAAAGGAATAGTTCCTTCCAGAACTTTTAGATAATCATTGCGAAGCTGAGTTTCTAAAAGAATATCAGCTTTTTCTCTGCTGATTTTATCACCAAGTTTGAAAGGTCTTCCATCTAAATCCCTAGTAGAACCCCAACCAATAGTAATAGGTTCGCCGCCAGATAGAGGATCAGCATAAGCGTGAACATAACCGTCATCCCTTAGTACGTGTAGTCCTTCGAATTCTTTAATGAGTTCTACACCTGCTTTTGGTAAAACTCCCTCTTCTGATTGTTGAGTTTCAACTTTAGCATAAAAAATACGACCCCAACCACTATTAGGTCCTTCAGGTGTCCATCTGCTAACTAAAACAGATCTTTTATAAACAACTGATTGACCATTATATACAGAAGTTGTATATCCATCATTTAAGCTTCCAAATGGATCATGACAAATATAATCACCATTTGAATCTCTACCAATAGCCACAATCATGTGACCACCAGTAGGTGATGTAAGAGTACCTCTATGTAAAATACCTAATACAACGGGTCTTCTTGAATCTAATTCTCTATCAAGATCATCAAAACTTAAGTTATAACTAAAGCTTGATTTAACACCATAATCTTCTAAAACTTTAGTTTGAACTGAATGATCTGTTGTATCACCAATTGCAAATACTTTTCTTAAATATTCATCATCACCTTTAGGTCCTTCTAATGTACCAGGCTTGAAATATTCAAGACACATAGCACAAGCAGAACTATTACAAGTTCTATTAGGATCTCTATAATTATCTGTCTGTGGATAATAAGGAACAGGTAATATTATCTCTGGCTCGTCTTCTGAACCTTCTATAGCATTACGATATACATTCACCCATTCAGAATCATCATCTAAAAGATGTGGTGCATCTTTATAAAGAGCTTCTTCTAAAAGTTTAATTGCATTTACTTGATGTACTAATTCATCATTGTAATACTTAAAGAAATTTCTTAATTCAATTTTCATAAGAAATTTATTAATAGGTGCGTTTATTTATATCAATCAATCCAATAATCTTTTTTAAAATAACGGTTCAATATTTGATTATTATAATACAAAGGCTCTCCATTATCCATCTTTTCAGTTAAGACTTTGTATTTGAAGAGTGCTTCTGTTTCTGCAAATTTTGTTTTGCCCACTGTCTTATGCAATGAAATAATCTTTCTA